AAACTATTCAACCCGCCGCAAATCCAATTCAATGGTGCTGGCCAGGTCACCGCTTTACGCTGCCAATAAGTCTATCGATGTTTTGCTTGCAGTCTATTCCGCCCGATATAACGTCTATGCAAACAATGGGGCGGCCGGGTATCTGGCCAAGAAATCAAGTGCCAAGAATGAGAATTTTGAAGAGGTGATCATGGACGGCAACAAACGGGATGAGATTTTAAAAGACATCAATGAGAGAAACGGGATAACAGGCCGCCGGAACATTTGGGGAATCTCAGGTGTTCCGATTGAGTTTGTTAAGACTTTAGCGACTATCTCAGAGCTTATGCCGTTGGAAGAAACCTTGGAAAACGCTATCAAGATCGCATCCGTCTTTCAAATCCCGCCTGTATTAGTGCCTCGAAAAGACCAGTCAACCTATGATAACCAGGAAAATGCCGAAGTGGTGGTATGGGAAAACGGACTTTTATCAATGGCTGAAACGGTATGTCAGAATTTAACACGAATGTTCCGGCTGCCAACGGGTAATAAAATCATGTTTGACGCTTCAAATGTGTCTGCATTACAGGCCAATGAAAGCGAAGGCGAAGATTTGATCACTAAGAGACTTGCTAATCTGGAAAAGATAAAAGTATTAAACCCTGACGCTAATATCACAGATGCTGTAAACGAAATATTTAACGAATATGGAAACTAAAAAGAAACAAGACCGGGAAGTTTGCCGGGCGTTAATCAATCCGGAGTCCGCCGAAGGTTATGACTTTCAGGCCGTGGCAATTCCTTCAGATAATAGGCAGTTGAGATATTCCTATGAAAATGGCGAATACTTCTATCAAGTATTGAGAACCGGGAAAGAGAACCTTAAAACCGAGCGGATGGATTCAGGGCTGCCATTGTTTGACAATCACCCATACGAGCCGGGAGCCTTACAGGCTTTAGGCATTACAGTTGGTTATGATTTCATTGATACAAATGTAGTAATGCGGGTGAAGTTTGGCGCAAGAGCAGATGAGGCATTAAAATCAGATGTTCAAAATAAGGTTATAAAAACCGTATCAATAGAGGGTGGAATTCTCACTTACACCATCGAGAGAAAGCAGGGTGAAATACCCGTGTATTACGCTGATTTATGGGAGCCGGAAAGTTTACATTTTGCTCCGGTTCCGCAGGACATATCAGCACAAATCGAAGTTAAGAGGGCGTTGGCCGATCAAATTGAAAAGTCCAAAGAGCCTGAAACCGATAATTCACTCAATAATTTAATTAAAAAGTTTAAGTAATGGAAAAAGAACAGTTTTTAGACATCGTTAACCGTGCTGCAAAAAAGCCGTTAACACCTGAAGAGCTGTCTTTCATGGGAACAATCGGTGAAGCCGTCGAAAGCGCATTTCAGGCCGATTCAGTAACCAGAACCAAAGAGCTTAATGACCTTGCTGTTAAAATAGATGGCAAGATCGGCACGTTTGAGGAAGGAAAGACAGTTGCGGATATTGTCCGCACAATGGCAACCGACCTTGATAATCTCGAAAAGAAGATCAAGAGGGACTTCACCGCAGAAGATAAATTCAAGCTTCGCGCTATGCTGGAGGAAAAACTCCCCGAAATGCTGGCAGCCCGCAAAAGCAATCAGAATTGGGAAATCGAGTTCCGTGCAAAACGTGGAGCTTCGGCCCTGATGACTACGGCAACGGTTTTGACCGGAGCAGTGGCATTGAACAACCCCAACGTATTGGACGACCTGGAAGTTATGGTTATTCAGTATCCTAAAAATTTCATTGTTGACGCTATCGGTGGCCGCCAGGTCGCTAAAGTGCCGCAGACTTTGAGATGGAAAGAACAAACCACGGAATCCACGGACGGACTTGGAGCTGTTTCTGAAGGTGCAACAAAGGTGCTGACAGATAAATTGTTTGTTTGGAAAACAGCAACCCGTGCCAAGTATGCCGGACGTATCGAGTTCACCGAAGAACTGGCAATGGACATGGATCAGTTGCTGTTGCAGATCATCGATATGTTTGAACAGCAGGTCTTAAGGACTTATAACACCGCTATTCAGGCGTTGATTGTAGCCTATGCGACCGATTACACTACAACTGAACTGGATGCGACATTCGTTTCACCTTCAGTTTCACAGGTCATTCAGGCCGGTAAATTGTGGATTGAAAACAATATGTACGAGCCGGACATCGTGATGCTTCGCCCTGGTGATGCAGCCCTTGCCCGTATCGCTCAGGATAAAAACGGCATGGTGCAATACCTGCCTGATGCCGTAGCTTTCCACGGCCTGACCCCGTTTATTTCGACTGTCATCGCAGCCGGTAAAATCCTTATCGGAAGCACGCAGACCATAAGTGAACAGCATTCACCGTTCATTCTCAGAAGGGGCGTGTACGGAAATCAGTTTATCGAAAACGAAGAAACCATCATTGGTGAAATCTATTCGGTGACCAAGCTGCCGACCGTGTCTGTAAATTCATGGGTAGAGCTGGACATTGCGACCGTTAAGGCTGCTTTAACCCTTGCAATATAAGGAGGACATGAAAATGAAAAAGTTAATTCTATTTTTAACCTTAGTGGTGATTGCATTTGCTTGCAATCCTCAGGAAACAAGCGCACAGGAGCGCACGATCAGTAAGACCCTACCGACCGGAGTTTACTATTACAAGTATACCGGCGTGGCCGCTGACACCCTTAAGGCGACAAATCAAGACACTATTGATGTGGTATTTTATTATATGTCCCCTCAGTATGTTACTAAGATCGCTGTTAAAACCCGCTTCGATATCATTGTCGGGGCTGATACAACTGTTTCAACTTCGGTTTTTGGAAAGGAGTTCAGTGATGACGCTACCTATGTAAGTGTTATCGGAGCCTCTACCTCAAGCGCAGTAACGGCAAACAATACCGTTCAGGTACTTGTCAGTGATCCTTATATTACAGAAGCCGCCTATACATTTGGTGCGGATTCCATTACGGCCGCTCACACTCATACCCCGTTTGACTTCACTTACCGATATTACAGGGTAAGGTATATTTTACAGGGTAACGATGCAGTCGGTACGGGTATAAAGATCGATGAAATCGAATTTAGAATCTATATCCAATGAAAAAGATCAGACTACTCAGGCCATGGATGAAGTACCTGCCCGATGATGAGATCGAGGTCACGCTGGAAATAGCCGTTTGGCTCACGGGAAAAGGCACGGCTGAATACGTCAAAGGCGAACGACCGGTAAAAGCTAAAAAATGAGCCTGATCGATTCGACATATTTCATTTTAGACTGTAACATCCCTACAGGTACTTACAATAACTTAACGGAATCAATTACCCGTTGGGAGCGTGATATTCTCTTGCAATTACTCGGCAATGACCTTTATAAGTTAGTAGCTGCTTACAATGTAAGCACTTCGCCGTCACGTATCAAGGACATTGTCGAGGGCAAAGAGTATGCCGAAGGTGATTATACAGTCAGGTGGAACGGTTTGAAAAATACCGAAAAGGTAAGTTTGATTGCTTACTATGTTTACATTCAGGCGTTAGCGACAAAATCAATATCGTTTCAAAATGTCGGTGCGGTAATCGAAGGTGGAACGGTGAGCGCAGCCGGGTTAATTCAGGATCGGAGTTTAACACTGCATGAACTTGCTGGTTATATCGGTCAGGATGTCATGCAGCCTTCGCTCTATAATTTCCTGGCAGCCAATGATGCTGATTACCCGGAATGGTATTTCAAAGAGTATAAAATTTCAAATTCCTTTGGGATATGAGGCCAGTGGTAGACATAATCTCTGATGTGATAACGGCCATGAAGCCTGATATTAGAGGGTTTAGTACTGCAGTTGGTGGTGCAACGGTGACGGTAGGGGCAATAGACGCCTCGGTCATTAACTTGCTTTACGTGGGTGAGCGGATGAAACTGACCTATTCCGGAGGTTACGTCTATGGAGTGATTGCCTCAATCGGTGTTGATTCATTTGTCGTTACTTTGGAAACATCACAGACAGGCTCGCCGAGTGCTATTGAAGTGGTGCTGAATTACGAATACGGTAATTATGAAATCGTGGTAGCACGGTTTAACGAAATGTCGCAGAATCCGACTTACAAGCATGAGATGTTCCCGGCTATTGTCCTGTTTCAACCGTTTGAAGAAACGGTTGAAAACGATGGAGATAACCGTTTGGTTACATTGAATCTTGTTATTTTAACTGATTCCAGTCAAGACTACTCGTATGCCGATCGATATACCTACAATTTCAAAGTCCGGTTATATCCATTGGAGGATTTATTTGTCAGCAGGTTAAAAGCTACTGATGAATTTACGGTTGACTTCACGGCGGGTTATACCCGAACGGATTTACCCGGAAAACTACTGGATAAAAGAGAGCCGCTGTTCAATGACTTCATTGACTGTATTGAATGGAAAAATCTTAAATTAAAAATTTACAATGTTTGTTAATCTTAAATAAAAAATAAAATGGGTTACGCAGAAGTATGTACAACGGGCGGGGCGAATACACACGTTCCAAAATGTCAGGGCAATTATGGCCGTGATATATTCCCTATCGTAGTCCCTGCCACTTTCTCGATTGCTACAGAAGCAACGGCAATGACTGAGGCAGCGTGGACAGCCGCTATTAAGGCGGCATTGACTTCGAGGATCTATCCGTTCCCGAAGTTCTTCAAATACGCCCCTTCGCAGGCCGAGTATGTTTACTCGCAGTCTGACTACGGGGATCAATCACCTGTGAGGCCGGGTTATCCTTCCGGCATTGCTAATTATCAGAACCTCTCGCCTTGTTTCCGCCGGAAGCTGGCAGCTTTTAATGACCAGGACTGGAGGGTTTATTGGGTGACCGAGTTCGGTTATATCCGGGGCAAATCATCTGACGGGGTTCTATTTGAGCCTTTCAAG